TGTCCTGTAATATATACTTTTAAAGCAGATGATGCTATAGAAAATGGAATACTTAATGATTACCAAATTATAGTACATGAATTATCATTGGATACTAATAAAAATTATCCTGTTTTAATGAAAACTAAAAGTTTTATAACTTCTGAGTTACAAAATTATAATTATTGGGGTCAAAGACTTGAAACTGGTTCCGGTCCAGTGCATATTCTTAGAGTAATGAGAATGAAAGCTATGATGGAATATCCAAGTAAAGAAAAATACACTAAGATACTAATGAACAGTATCAATACTAAGTGTATTGTATTTGCTAATACTCAAGATCAAGCTGACAGATTATGTGCTCATAGTTATCATAGTAATAATCCTAAGTCTGAAGAAAATCTAGAAAACTTTAAAGCTGGTAATATTACAAAACTCTCTACTGTTATGCAGTTAAATGAAGGTGTTAATATATCTAACCTTAAACAAGGTATTATTATGCATGCCTATGGTAATGAAAGAAAAGCTAGTCAGAGAATAGGTAGGTTACTCCGGTTAAATCCAGATGATAAAGCTATTGTACACATACTATGCTTTATGGGAACAGTAGATGAAAAATGGGTAAAAGAAGCTTTAGAAGGGTTTGATCAAAGTAAAATACTTTGGAAAGATTATAATGTTTCACTATATTAGTATTATGGAAGATAATAAAACACACAAGCTGGTTCTATATAATGATGATAAAATTAGTTTTCCATATATTATGGCATGTCTAATGAGATTATGTAATTTTGAACCTATTCAAGCAGAACAATGTGCATTAATTGCACATGACAAAGGAGAGTGTGCTATTAAACATGGCACATATGATGATATGTTTGATTTAATGTATAATTTTGAGCATCTAGAAATTAAAGTAAAAATTAAAGAGTATGCGGGCAATATGCATTGATAAATTTTGTATATTTGTTTATGCAAAAGAACTTAGTATATACTTTATCAGATCCTAGAACCAATGTAATTAAGTACATAGGTATAACATGTCAGACACTAACTAAAAGATTATCAGGACATTGTGCTGAAAAAAAATTCAATACAAAGAAGGTTAATTGGGTTCAGAGTTTAAGAAAAAACAATTTAAAGCCCATTATTATGGAACTAGATTGTTTTGAAACTTATGAAGAAGCTTTGTACTTTGAACAGTATTGGATAGCACAATTTAAGATATGGGGATTTAATCTTCTTAACTCAACTATTGGTGGTGAAGGGGCTCAAGGATGGATACCTACAGAAGAATATAAAAAAAACAAATCTATGGCTTATTCACAACCAGTTATACAATATGATTTAGATGGTAATTTTTTAAAAATTTGGAACTCACAGTTAGAAGCAGCTAGATTTTATAATGTTGGATCAAGTACAATAGGACATGCATTAAAAGATCCTGAAAGATGTGCTGTTAAGTTTATGTGGAGAAGAAGTGCTAAAGTAAAAACTAAAATTGATCCTTATTTAAAAGTTAGTAATAAACGAGAACTAATAATTGAAGATTTGATTACTAATACTTTTACTACATATAAATCTAAAACAGATGCTTTTGAAGTAATTGGTAGACCTACAAGACCATCAGATTATATTAATAAAGATAAAATTTTTAGAAAACATTATAAACTATATGGAAAATGAAGTGTATATGCATAGATGATACTAATAAACCAAAAAGAATTCCACAGAATGAGTGGATTAAAGAAGGTGAAACTTATACTATCACAAGATTTGTAAGAATGGAATTAGAAAAGAATAAGTTTGGAGTGCTTTTAAAGGAAGTCCAACTTAGTTCTGAATCTTTTCCATATGAACTTTATGATGCTGAAAGATTTTTACCCCTTGACTTATTAACTAATGCACTTCATGAAGAAAAAGAATCAGTATTAGAAGCTGATTTAGAATTAGTTTAAACTTATAAAATTTATTTATGGAAAAATTACTAAACATATCTAGTGTATTGTTTGTGATATACTTTTTTTGCTCACAGTTATGTGCTATGTATTTTTGGTGGGAGTATTCATCTACACATAGTTTTATAGACTCAACTATCCTTGGTACTATAATAGCAGAATTTAAAGGATTATTATTCCCATTATTCATATGATAGACTATCAAATAGAAGAAGTAATTAAAAAGTTAAAAACAATAGATTACAAGACAAGAAAAAGAGCAATAGTAGATCAAAGAACTTATTTGATTGGTCTTATGTACTATAAGTTTAACTATACTGAATATGCTATTGCAGATCTTACAGGTCTTAAAAGATGCAATGTTCAGTATGGTAAAAACATGCCTATACAACTTATAAATGATTCTGGTTATATTGAAAATACTAATGAATTATCTGAATTGTTTCCTTATGATTTTACAAAGGGATACATTACAAATATTAAGAGGAATACTACTGTTAAAGTAGTGTTTGATAGTAAAACCATGAAGAAATTAGAAAAGTGTAAGCAAATATTAGGACATGTAGACATTAGAAGTACCATTAAACATTTTATTAATAAATCTCTGTCAATATGGGAAGAATAAAAGAAATATTCATGCAAATGTATTATGCCAATGATGGTATACCAGAAGAAGCTACTATAGCTGATTTAAAAAGAATGGAAGATATAAAAATTTATGAATGGAGAGAATATGAGAGAGCTATTAAACTTAAAGAAGAAAGACTTAAGATTGATCAGAATAATCTTCAAGCACAACAAGATCAAGCTGAGAGACAAAGTCAGCAAAAGGAAATTATTAACCAGTATAAAAATAAATAATGAAGAGGGTGATTAAAGAAATAGGATATATGTTACTATATATTATAACAATATTCCTTATTGTAGGAGCCATCAAGAATTATGTATGTTTACCATTTATTAAATAAAATTATGAAAAGTATATTATTATTAGTAGGATTAGCACTAAGCTCTATAGCAAGTGCACAATGGAGTAACCATATTGTAGACAATGGATTTGATGATAAATATAAAATTGCCTGGACTGCAGATGATGGAACTTGTTATCTTAAATTAGAAAAGTTAGATAATGGAAATGTAATATTCTACATAAGTGGTGGATATTTTTGTGATGCTAATGCTACTGTAGATTTATCTTTTTTAGTACATGGTACATATAAAAAGTATACTTCTTCTGGTGTATTATCAGATGATAAAACAACAATATTTATGATTCGGGATATTTTACATGATGATTGCATTGATGATTTCAAAGCATGTACATCTATAAAAATCAGAATTAATGATGTTAATTGTGGTACTGAAATATATGAATTTAATATGTCTGGTAGTACATCAGCTTTAAACTTTGTTAATAATCAGTGAAACACTTTGTAAAATACCTATTGGTATGGGTAAGCCAAAACTTATCCATACCTTTTTGGATGGTTGGTCACATACACTTATCAATGAATGTATATGCTGATATCCATGAGATACTTATGTCCTTTGGTATGAATATCATTGTAGCAGTAGGATTTATTATTGACTATATAGAAACAAGAAAGAAATAAGATTTGACTAATATATTAGTCATTTATACCTTTTTGTCACAATTTTGACTAATATATGTGACATTTTAATTAAATAGAAATAATATGAAACAGACAGCAGTAGAATGGTTAGAAAGTAAAATACTTGGAGATGAAAAATTTAGTTTATCTAAATGGTTAAAACAAGCAAAAGAAATGGAAAAGGAGCAAATAGAAAGTGCTTTTAATTATGCACAAATTGACTTAGGAATGGAAGCAGATGAATATTATAATCTAACCTTTAAATCAGAATAATATGGCAGCCGATATAACAGTATGTCCAGGAACAGATTGTCCTGTGAAAGAAAAGTGCTACAGATTTACAGCACCTAGAGATGAATTATGGCAAAGTCAATTTGTGGAAATACCTGGTAAAATGGAAGAAGACAAGTTTACTTGTGATATGTACTGGGGTGAACAAGCTGAAAGTATATGGGGTCAACTAAAAAACATAGTAGATGGGAAAAATAATACTTGAGTTTGACTCTGAAGAAGAAAGTAATGATGCTAGAACAGCATTAGATGGTTACAAATGGAAAAGTGTAGTATGGGATCTTGATCAAGAACTTAGAAGTACTGTGAAACACGGATACATTGGTAACAGAGAAGCTACTTCAGAAGAAGTTGATGCAGCTGATAACCTAAGAACAAAACTTAGAGAAATATTAGAAGATAATAATTTAAATCTAGACTAATGAAAAAATTTAAATCAGAAGATTTAGTATACAGTATTGTAAGAGAGCATTATGATATGGCAAAGAAAACTGATCAAAGTATTAGTTATCTATGGTATATGTATGATCAAGGAACAAAGTCCGGAGAATTTAGACCATTTATCTACATGGCAGAGATGCAGTTATTAAAAGAAATGGGTTATGTTAACACAGATGAGATATCTAATATGGTAGATATGTTAAGTTCTGATGATAAAGAAAACTTTTACATATTATCTTTATCTCTTAACACACTTAGAAACAAAAGAATAAAAGATCATGGTGCATATGCAGATGAAAATGAAGCTTACACAGATTTAGTAAATAATTATACTCATAGAATAGTTAATCATGACTTATTTACTAAAACATATGCAAAATGAGTAAGCTTCACAAAAACTTTATTATAGAGATCATGGGAACTGAAATGGAAAAGTATAAGAAACTATATTCAGAAGATGTATTACCTAGATTATTAGCTCAGGATATTTATACAAGATTTAAATGTACTAAGTATGTTTCAAAAGAAATTAGTAAAGAATTAATTAAAAACAACAAAGCATTATGAAAGAACAAGAATTAATTGACTTAGGTTTTGAGAAAATTGAAGTAACTCATGATGAAAGTGATAATGGTTATGACTATTACTACTATGAGTTAAGACTTATGGAAGGACTAATATTATCTTCTTGTGATAGTATTGAAGTTAAAAATAAGAAATGGCCTGTAACAAACTTTGATTGGCCACAAGCAACAGAATTAAACAAGAATAATATTATTTACTTGATTCAGATGGCAAATCAGATATTGAATCATACAAATCATCCTGATCATCTTTAGACATTAACTTTGCTTTTTCTGCAAGAATGTTAAAGATAACTACAGTGGCTGATGATTTCCAACAGTCATCTATCTTTTCAGTAATTATGTCCATAGGTGCAGGAGTTGATAATACTTCTCCTGTTCTTAAATGGATTTTAGTTCCTGCATCCGGATTCATTGGATTAATAAAAGATACTCTTGTTATGTGAGTGACATTAAGATGCTCAATATATGAACCATCTTTATCTTTGAGTTCTATGGGTAGAAACATTATAGTATAATATTACCTTCTATTTTGTAATTAGTCACTGAAACTTTATCTTTAATTCTTTTTAGTATAGCAAAGCCATGGTTCCATTCATTGATTTCCATGTATTCAGGAGCAAGAT